GCTGACGTTACATTGGAAACTTTGGGTTACGATCCAAAGAATTTGCAGTTAAATGAAGCACGCAATTATGTAGCTTTAGAATTAAGCCGTGCATGTAACATGCCAGCTTATTTTACAGATTCACAGCAATCAAGTTTCACATACGCCAACGCTTTAGATAAAAGGCGCGACCTCGTCGATTTCGCGTTTAGAAATTACATGTCCATAATTGAAGAACGCCTATCTTTTGCAGATTTCACGCCAGCTGGTAACGAAGTGAAATTTGATCTTGATGATTTCCTACGTGGCAACCCTATGGAAAGAGCGCAAATGTATGAAATCTTGAACCGAATCGGCGCAATGTCGATTGAGGAAATACGCGAGGAAGAAGACATGCTGCTATGAAAAAAGTAATCACACCTATGCAAATCACGGCGGCAGATTCTAACCGCCGCACTATTACTGGACGTATTGTGACGTTTGAAGAAACTGGCAATGCTTCTATCGGTAAAGTGCAATTTGCTGTGGGTTCAATTGAACCAACACCCGTTTTACTTAACCTAGAACACGATCGTACTCGCAGAATTGGGTCGACTTTAAGCATGACTTCAGATAAGTCAGGGATCGAAGCCGTTTTTAAGATCGTTGAGACAACGGCAGGCAATGACAGTCTGGTCGAAGCAAGCACTGGAATGCGTGACGGATTTAGTGTTGAAGTTATGTTTGACGAATACGAAACACTTAAAGACGGCACAGTTCGCATTTTGAAGGGCGAATTGACTGGTGTCGCATTAACGTCAGAGCCTGCAATCCGATCAGCCCGCGTTGAGTCAGTCGCGGCAACAGAGGAAGACCAAATTTCAGATTCGACAATCGAACCTGAATCACCAACAACCGAAGGAGACGAAGTGGAAGACACCGTCAAGGACGCTTCAACCGCAGAGACGGTAGAAGCCGCACAGTCAGTAACGGCAGCTGCTAAGCCAGCCGCCCTTGCGAACCCGCTAGATTCACAGCGCGTACGCACACCAATCGTAAATAAGGCAACTTACCTAGAGCATTCAGTTCGTGCAACACTAGGCAACGAGCAATCAAAGTTGTATGTTGCAGCAGCAGCAGACACAACAGACAATGCTGGTCTTGTACCAACACGTCAGCTAACAGAAGTAATTAACGGCATTTCAAATGCGGATAGACCGTTTATTGATTCCGTATCTTCGGGGGCACTCCCTGACGCTGGAATGACTTTTGAAATTCCTAAGATCACAGTCGCACCAACAGTCGCAGTAGCGTCCGAAGGCGGCACACCGTCAAACACTGACATGAACAGCGCGTTTGTTTCAGTGAATGTTCAAAAGTTCATTGGACAGCAGACATTCAGTTTAGAAATTCTAGATCGAAGCTCACCAGCGTTTTTTGATGAGCTTGTCCGTCAAATGGAATACGCATACGCAAAGGCAACAGACGTTGCCGTTGGAACAGCACTTATCAACGGTGGAACAGACGGCGGAAACCGCGCAGCACTAACAACTGGTGCTTTGGTTGCTGACTTTGTTTCAGACGCAGCTGTTTCAATCTACAAGGGAACATTAGGCTTTGCTCAAAACATTGTCGTTTCACCTGAGCAGTGGGGCGCACTTATGGGCTTGGTTGACGGATCAAATCGTCCAATTTTCCAGCAGACAATCAATCCACAAAACGCTGGTGGCGATTTAACAGCAACAGCGATTCGCGGAAACCTACTTGGTTTGAACCTACGTGTTTCGACAGCACTTACAGACGGCTCAGGACTTGGCGACAATACATTGATCGTTGTCAATCCAACGGCATACACATGGTATGAATCAAATCGCTTGCAACTTTCTACAAACGTAATCAACACAGGTCAAATCAACGTTGCTTACTACGGTTATGGCGCAGTCGCTACAAAGCTTGGCGCAGGCTCATACCGTTTCATGGTTGCATAACCACAAACTAATCATGCGCTACGTATCCTCCCGAGCGTAGCGCAGCCGAACGAAAGGAACCGAAATGCCAAGTATCATCTCAACAGCACAGTTGCGGACAGTGCTTGGCGTTTCGGTTTCCTTGTATCCTGACAGCGTTTTAGATGAAATTATCAATACGGCAGAAGCCGTAATTTTGCCTATGCTTGTGGCGAATACATCTGCGATTGATGCATACAAACTGGAAACAAACGTCGCTTACTTTTACACAGTGCGCCCACATTATTTTGTCGAAGGTCAATCAGTCATTGTGACTGGTTTGCCTGCGCCTTTTAGCAATACTTTTACACTTTCAAAGGACATTGGTGCCCGTTACTTTACAGCCAGCCTGGTAAATGCTGACGTGGCCATTCGCCCAATTGTGCCAAACGGCGCAGCTACACTTTCAGGTTATTCGGCGGCCAATCTCTATGCAAATTCACCAGCAATCGAATCAGCCGTCTTAGCAGTATCCGTTGAAGTATTTCAGTCACGTGTTGCAGCTGGTGGCGAAATCCAGGGCGTAGATTTCACGGCTACCCCTTATCGCATGGGTCGCAGCTTGACCAATCGGGTTTCAACACTTTTGCAGCCATTTTTAGATGTTGAAACCGTGGTGCAGTAATGCCCGCAAATTCAATTGCTGAAACACGCGCAGCCCTGGCAAACGCTTTTGCTTCACTAGCTGCCAACATTTACCCGAGCGTTCCCGAAGCACCAATCCCACCAGCGATCGTAGTTGTGCCAGATTCGCCTTATGGCGAGGTCGTGCTTATTGGTAAAAGCGAAGTAAAAGTCAAACTAAATTTTGCCATTTCAGCAATTGTTGCTTCAAACAGCAATGCTGGATCACTGGACAATCTAGAAAAGCTCATCATTGGAATTCTTGCGGCAATGCCGTCAGGATACGTTGTAGGCACAATTGAAAAGCCAACGGTTTTGGAAGTAGGTCAAAGCCCAATGCTAGTCGCCGACATCAACGTTTCAACTTACTACACACAAACAATCTAAGGAGTAAAAATGCCAACAACAGTAATAACTGGGCGCGACGTCACCTTTACTATTGGTGGCAATAATTACGACGCCCAAGCAACAAGCGCAATCTTGTCAAATAGCCCAACAATTGAAACCTATCAAACATTAGACGGCAAAGTTTACAAGCACATTGACGATCAATTTACATTCGACGTCGAAATGCTTGCAGACTGGGGCGCAACAGGTTCGCTTTGTGAAGGTTTGTGGAACGCAACAGAATCAGCACCAAACACAGGAATCAGCACAGTGATGACAGCTGCAAGCGGTGCAACATTTACATTCCAGATTTTGCCAGCATTTCCAAGCGTGGGAGGCAGCGCACCTGACGCACAGACAGTATCGTTGTCATTCACAGTAATTGGCACACCAGCCGAAAACTTCGCTTAAAAAATAATCGGGAGGAAAAATGAAGTTACCAATCACAATTGAATACAACGACGGCACGCAGATCACCTACGTGGCTGCGCCGCCTGAGTGGGTTAAATGGGAAAAGCACACAGGCAACACCATTGCACAAGCGCAAGAAAAGATCGGCATTTCTGATCTAGTCTTTCTGGCCTACAACGCCATGAAGCGCGAAGCTGCGGGAAAGCCAGTCAAGCCAATCGACATTTGGACGGAAACAATTTCCGAAGTGATCGTTGGTGAAGCAAACCCAAAAGCTACCCAGTCGGAAGCCTAAGTCGAATACTCTGGGAGGTAGCCTCCGCCACGGGGCTACCACCAGACGTATTTGAAACCGCCGAAGACATTTTGACGGTCATTGAGATTTTGGAAAGGCGAGCAAATGGCAACTGAAGCAATCAGCTACGACAAGGCTGAATTGCGTGCCATTGTGCGATCTTTTAAAGCAATGGACGAAGAAGCTACTAAGCAAGCAAAAGAAAAAACCTCAGAGCTTGCAGAATACGTTAAACAAAAAGTTGTGGGGACAGCGGGATCAGCAAAAAATCGTGTCGCTTCAATTATCGCTACTGGTGCAACCGTTTCGAAATCATCAAAAATTGGTGAGATTTCTTATGGTTTTGCGCGTCAAAAATTAAGCGGCGGCGGTACAACTCAACAACTTTGGGGCGGTTATGAATTTGGATCAAATCGCTATAAGCAATTTCCAGTTTGGTCAGGCCGTGAGGGACGCGGTTCACGCGGTTGGTTTATCTATCCAACCTTACGAAGCGTCCAACCTGAAATTGTAAAAAAATGGGAACAAGCATTTTCAACGATAGTTAAGGAGTACAACTAATGGCTGGCAGTCGTACCCTCAAACTTTCAATACTTGGCGACGTTGATAATTTAAACAAATCTCTAAAACAAGCCACGGGCGACGTCGATACTTTTGGCGATAAAATGGGCAAGGTTGGCAAGGCGATTGGCGCAGCCTTAGCGGCAGCGACGGTTGCAGCGGGCGCAATGGCAGTGAAAATTGGCGTTGAAGCTGTAAAAGCTGCGTCAGACTTGTCAGAAACAATCTCAAAAGTAGGCGTCCTATTTGGCGACACTTCCAAAGAAATCGAAAAGTTTGCCTCAGAAGCCGCTGGATCACTAGGTCAAACAAAACAACAGGCATTGGACGCAGCTGCTACCTTTGCGACATTTGGTAAAGCCGCAGGTCTTTCAGGAAAAGACTTGTCAAAGTTTTCAATTGACTTCGTAAAACTGTCGTCTGATCTTGCCTCATTTAACAACACCTCACCAGAGCAAGCAATTAACGCGATTGGATCTGCGCTTCGTGGTGAAGCTGAACCTTTACGCGCTTATGGCGTTTTACTTGACGACGCGTCAATGCGTCAAAAGGCTTTGGAATTGGGCATCATTAGCACGACGAAAGAAGCTTTGACGCCGCAGCAAAAGGTTTTGGCGGCACAAGCTTTAATCTTTGAGCAGACAAGCGCAGCACAAGGGGATTTTGCTCGTACGTCTGACGGTTTAGCTAACAAAACAAGAATTTTAACTGCACAACTTGAAAATGCAAAAACGACAATTGGTGAAGCATTACTGCCTATCGTTTTGGAATTAGCAACATTGTTTTCGGAAAAAGTTATTCCAATCGTTCAAAAGGTTGCAGAAGCCTTTGGATCAAATGCCGACGGAATGGGAGGCACATTAAAAGCATTGGCCGACGGCATTAAAGGTTTTGTTCAACCTATTT